CAACTTGTACTAAATGTGGTACAATTAAAATGAAGGAGGTGAGATAATGGTCAAATCAAAAAAGCTAATTTTTAATCAGTCTGGTAAGTACTATGGAATCAAGGCTTGTATCCCTAATGAATGGGCAGCATTTTTAAACATAACAAAAGAGGAGCCTCAAGTAGTCATGGAATTGGTTGATAACTCAATAATAATTAGGAAGGGGCAGAGCGATGGCAAGGCGTAGACGATCAAAGAAAGCATCATTAGCATTAAAAGAATACCGTAAGCAAAGATCACGTGTATTAGCAACAGTCAGGCGTTACGAAAAGCAAGGCTTATACGTTAACTTTGTAGTACCTAATATACCTAAGCGTATAACTCAAGCATCTGTAAGAAGGCTATCCAAAATAACACCAAAACAGATACAGCAAAAAACCTTTAAATTAAGCGAATACGGGGAAATAGAAGCGTCTTATTACCAGTTTAAAAAGGAACAAAGAAAAAAGAAAATAATATCAACACCCAACACAATATCAATGCCATCTGAATCTGATATGGTAATATCAAATTTTAGGATTTATATATCAGAATTTAATGATGTCGCTAACGCTATAATAAATGATTGGTTAAATCGCTTGTTATTTAAATACACAAAAGAAGAGGTCGCTAAAATGATACAAGACGCTGGAGAAAGTGGAAAACTTATAGGATACAAAATGACCTACGAAACAGACAAAATTTTGACCGCTTTATCGTCTATGCTAGATTTAATGGATTTAGGGGTGTTGGAAAGAGAACAACTAATAGAATCTTTGGAATATCAAGAAAATTATGAAATATAAAAAGTTAGGTGGGTAAAAAATGCAATGCAAGTTAAAAAATTTAATTGTTACGCATGTGATTTTGAGACCACTTCTTATGATAATCAGGAGTATACAGAGGTTTGGTCAGCGTGTTGGGTGCAACTATTTACTAATGACGAACCAGAAATTGTTGGGAGCATAGAACATTTTTTTATGAAAATGTTTGATTTGCCCGGTAACAACATATTATTTTTTCACAACCTTAAATTTGATGGCTCGTTTATAGTGGACTATTTGATTAGAGGACATTATACATTTAACAGAGTGCCAGAAAAAGAAATGGAAAACAATCAATTTAAAACAGCAATATCGGAAAGAGGTCAGTGGTACAACATAATAATAAAAAAAAATAATCGAATTATAGAGATTAGAGACTCATTAAAATTATTACCGTTTACATTAAAAAGAATAGGCGACGCCTTTGAAACAACTCATAAAAAATTGGAAATGGAGTACAAAGGATATAGGTATAAAAACTGCCCGATTAAAGAAAGCGAAAAGAACTATATTAAAAATGATGTGTTAGTTTTAAAAGAGGCATTAGAAATTATGTTTAACGAGGGTCATAACTCAATTACAATAGGTAGTTGCTGTCTCAAAGAATTTAAATCGTTTTATGACAAAATAGATTACAACAACCTATTTCCAAATCTATATGAAATTGAGATAGACGATAAATACGGGCAGGAGAATGCTGGCGAATACATCAGGAAATCTTATAAAGGAGGTTATTGTTATTTAAAACCTGAGCACGCTAATAAAATAATAAAAGGAGGGCTGACATTAGACGTTAACTCTTTATACCCTAGTATGATGCACTCTATTTCTGGCAATTTTTATCCTACAGGAAGACCGAGGTTTACATCGGATTATGGCGAATTTAAAGAAAAGGTGAAGAAATCGGAAATTTTTTTGTATTTTGTAAGATTTGAATGTAGATTTAAAGTTAAAGAAAACTACTTGCCTACTGTACAAATAAAAGGAAACATGTTGTATAAAGGCACCGAATATTTAACTACATCTGACATTTATTATAAAGGAGAATATCACAGATATTATCGCGATTTAGAAAACAATGTAAAAGAGGCTAAAGTTGTCTTGACTATGACACGTCCAGATTTTGAAACATTTTTTGAGCATTACAATGTTTATGACTTTAAGTTTTTAGATTGTTGTTATTTTTTTAAGCAGAAGGGAATCTTTGACGAATATATAAATAAGTATCGTGATATAAAAATGACGTCAAAGGGGGCAAAACGGGAGTTAGCAAAACTTTATCTTAACAATTTATACGGTAAAGAGTCAAGTAGCACAGACAGCAGTTACAAAGTACCTTACATAAATCCAGACAAAAATTGCCTCAGCTTTAATCTGGTTGAAGAGAAAGAGAAGACTCCCGGGTATATAGCGATAGGCAGTTACATAACATCCTACGCACGTAATTTTACAATAAAAGCCGCACAGAAAAATTATGATAATTTTATATACTCAGACACCGACTCAATACACTTAACTAAATGCACACCAAAATCAGTCAGAATACACGACAAAAACTTTTGCTGTTGGAAAAAGGAATCTGAATGGGACAAGGGGTTATTTGTCAGACAAAAGACCTATATAGAGAGAGTGACAAAAGAAGATAAACCGTGTAAGCCAAAAATGGAAATAAAGTGTGCAGGTATGTCTGATAGAGCAAAGCAAAATTTTTTATCAGAGTGTAAAATGGAGGATTTTAAAATAGGACTTAGAGTAAAGGGAAATCTAAACGCAAAAAGAATCAAAGGAGGAATCGTGCTGGTAGAAAGTTTTTATGAAATGCGAAAATAAACTTGACGTATTGTGCATAATATGTTACAATAAGGTTGTAGCAAAAATACTGTATAAAATTAAGAAAAGGAGAACTAAAAATGAAAAAAATCACAAGAAGTATTATCACACACTCTGTGTCTTTTGCTGAGGTAAACGGCACAAATCTAGAAGTTTTTGAAACTAGGGAAATGGCTAATAAGCCGGGAGCCCGCATGATCCAGCAGTTATCAAAAGAAAGAAAGAAACAGGTAGTCGTAATTTCAGACGTGCCTATTGAACGTAAGTACTCAATGGACGTTGATACTTTTATGAAGTATGCAGAGGTAGAATATAACGAATTTAGTGATGAAGAAATTGAGAATGAAGATTAAACCGATTTTGAGAACAATAAAATTAATGTCTATTAAGGAGGAATAAAAATGGGAAACTCAGAATATAGTGCAAAAGTAGTAGAATCAACAAGAGAATTAACAGGGAAAGAAAGAGTGGCTATAAAAATGTTTAATGACGCGCATCAGCTTGATGAAGTTACACAAAATTCCGAAGAGGGTGTTTTAATTAACATCGATTACGTAGCAACAGTAGCTGTTCACAATGAAAAAAGTGATACTAAAGACTACAACAAATATATTTATGTAGACAAGGACGGTACAATGTATGTGTCAGGATCAGAAACACTGTATCGGACTTACAACGAAATAGCCGAAGAAATGGAAAATGAAGAGGAAGACTGGGCTATTAAAGTAATTAGGAAAGAATCATCCAACTACAAAGGGAAAGATTTTTTAACTTGTGTAATCGTATAAAAATATGCCTCGGAAACGGGGCTATTTTTAAATGTTTCACGTGAAACATTTTATAATGAAGGAGTATAATATGTATTATGATGGCACAAAATTATTATCATTGAATGACGCTGATGGAAACAAACCAGAAATATATATGTGTGTTGGAAACAGAACCGCAGGAAAGACAGTATTTTTTAAAAGACTTTGCCTAAATAATTTTATCCAAGGTAAAGGTAAATTTATACAGCTATATAGGTTTAATTATGAATTGTCATCCTGCGCTGATATGTTTTTTAGAGATATAAAACCGTTGTTTTTTAACAACGGAGAACTGATAGCTAGCCCAGTAGCCAAAGGTTTGTTTTATGAGTTGTATTACAACGAGCAAAGTTGTGGTTTTGCAATTGCATTAAGTAATGCCGATGCACTTAAAAAATACTCGTCTTATTTTAATGAGGTTACAAATGTTTTTCTGGATGAATTCCAGTCTGAAACGAACCACTATTGTGCAGATGAGATCAAAAAATTTCAGTCGATCCATGTTACTATAGCAAGAGGTCAGGGAAAACAATATAGATACATACGCACCATATTAGCATCAAATAGTGTGACTATGTTAAACCCATATTACAAGTCAATGGGTATACACAAAATGTTGCGTAGTGACACAAAATTTTTAAGGGGACATGGGTGGGTTATGGAGCAGACCTTTAATGAGACAGCCAGTAAATCTTTATCTAACTCAGGTTTTGCAAAAGCTTTTGATGATGGCTATTCTGACTACGCCGCTCAAAATGTATATCTTAATGACAACGATAGTTTTATAGAGCACATCAAAGGTAAATGCAGATATATAGCAACAATAAAACATGGCTCAAAATATTATGCAATCAGGGAGTTTTTTGAGGATGGAATTGTATATGTAAACGATAGCCCTGATATGACATACCCAGTAAAATTAACATTTAAAGCAGATGACCACGAGCAGAATGCACTAATGGTTAGCAAGTCAACTTTTGTTATGCAGTACCTCAAAAAAGTTTTTGAACACGGCCAGTTAAGATTTAATAATCTAGACAGCAAGAATATTATTTTTGATATTTTATCCATATAGGTATCTTTTGATGTAGCTAATATTTAGTGTGGCCCGGTAGCACCGTTTAAAACCGGCGGGTCAACTTGTCCGTCTTGCTAACGTGATTTATTAGGCACATCAATTTCAGATACAAACGGGGCGGGTTTATCCCGCTCCTTTTTTGGTACAAAAGTATTAACTTTCATTTTTTATCGTTTTGTGTTATAATATAGATAGAATAAAAAGGAAGGAGGTCACTAAATGTCCCCGGCTGATGTTGCGAATATGATAGGCAATTATGGTTTTCCGATCGTTTGTTGTGGTGCGATGTTTTGGTATATGGTCAAAAAGGACACACAACATAAAGACGAGGCCGAAAGTATGCGAAAGACAATCGAAAATAACACATTAGTTATCCAGCAGTTAATAGACAATTTTAAAAAGGAGTGATTTAAGTGGCAATTTTAACGCGATCAGGTATGGAAAAAATTTTACGCCGCATAATGGAAAGCGGTGGAATGACAGAAGACGTGGAAAGAGACGTGGAACGGCTGAAAGATGATTTTGACGAAAGAGAAGGAATACTAAAAAGGTACGGAGAAACGTATGACGGAGAAGATCAGGATGAATACGAGTATAGTGGGCGTGATGATGTAAACATTTACACTCCCAGAGAAGAGGAAAAAGATTGGAAGAAAGAATATGACGATTTAAAAGCCAGATATATGGATCGTTTTTTCGGGACTTCTGAAGTAAAAGAAGATTTTAACGATACAATAGAAGAAACAGAAGAAGACGTAAAGCGGGACGGAGAAGTCCAGAGCTTTGACGAATTATTAGAAAGAACGGAGGGTTAATATGCCAACTAAACCGAAAGCAACCAAAAATTTAAACGAATTAAATTCTGCTGACATTTTAAATGTAACTCGTAGTGAGATAGGCGGTACATATGCGGATCAGGTGCCAGTGGCGTTAAAAGAGGGAGATACAGTTAACGGAGCTAAAGTTACAAAAGATCAGTCTTTGCAGTCACTTAGAGGTATCGGCGATATTATCATGCAGTATCAGCCATTACAAAACGCCTTTTTATCCAATCTTGTAAACAGGATTGGTAGAGTTATCATAACGTCCAGACTTTACGAAAACCCTTGGTCTGGATTTAAAAAAGGTCTTCTGGAATATGGAGAAACTGTTGAAGAAATTTTTGTTGAAATTGCACGCCCATATCAGTTTGATCCAGCAAAAGCGGAAACAGATGTTTTTAAAAGGAGAATCCCAGACGTACAGGCGGCTTTTCACACTATGAATTACCAGAAATATTATCCGACAACTGTTAGTAATGACCAGTTAAGACAGGCATTTTTATCATGGCAGGGAATTACAGACTTAATCGGCAGAATTATCGAACAACTTTACACAGGAGCAAACTATGACGAATTTTTGGTTATGAAATATCTCATTGCAAGATGCGCACTTGACGGAAAAATTGCAACATCTGTAATCCCAACAGTTACTGCTGACAACGCAAGATCAGTTACAACTACAATGGTAGCGGCGGCTAGAAATCTTGGATATATGTCTGATACTTACAACTATGCTAGCGTTAGGACTTATACTGATCCAAGATATCTGTATACTATCTTGACCACAGAATTATCGTCAATTTTTGACGTAGAAGTTTTGGCGTTGTCATTTAATATGGATAAGGCTGAGTTAATTGGCAGACAGATTGGTGTTGATGGATTTGGAACAATTGACGAAGCACGACTTGAAGAAATTTTTGCTGATGATCCATATACTATTTATACTCCGTTTACAGAGGAGGAGTTAACAGCACTTAAGTCAATATCTGGTTTAATGGTTGACCGTGACTGGTTTATGATTTTTGACAATTATTACAATATGACAGAAATCTATAATCCAGAGGGATTATATTGGAACTATTTTTATCACGTATGGAAAACTTTCTCAATTTCACCGTTTTCTAATGCAATTTTATTTACAACTGTACAGCCTGAAATAAATAGTGTGACAATTTCACCCACAACTGCTAGTGTTGCAAAAGGGAGCGTAACACAGTTTACAGGGACTATTGTGGGGACTGGATTAGTAGATAGGTCTGGTAGGTTTACAGTACAAAAAGGGTCAGAAGGAACAACTATAAGTGAGGATGGATTATTGACGGTATCGCCAACTGAAACAAATACAGAATTAATAGTTGTATACTCAAGTGTGGCTAACCCAGCAAAATCTGCAAACGTCACTGTAACTGTAACAGGATAGGAGTAATCACATGGCAATCACACCACAATCTAGGTTAATTTTGATTAACAATACAAGATTAACTGATTATAAAAACCAGATGGATTTTAAAAATAAGTCAGAACAGTCCACGTATTTTTTAAATAAAAAATATAGAGAGTATAATGACTTCCAATATTTGCGCAGGGACGGAACGATTGCTGTTCCGGACAATTATGACAATCTGTATAACTGTGATTACATTATGTTTCAAAACAAAAATTTTGGAACAAAGTGGTTTTACGCTTTTTTGCGTAACAAAGAATATCGTAACGATGATAACACTATAATCACATTTGAGATTGATGTATTCCAGACTTGGCAATTTGATATCGAGTATCTAAAGTCTTTTATCAGTCGATCACATCAGCAACAATTTTTGTCTGATGGTAGTCCGTGGTTATCAAATCTGTTTCCCGAGCAGGTGGAATATGGGCGTGATTATGTTGTGACTCACACTGAGGTGATAAGCTGGAATACATATTATGTACTTATGTGTACTAGTGCTGATCTTACAGCAGATTTTGGAGATACAGACAATCCTAATTTAAAATCCTCATCTGGTGGAACTTTTGACAAAATGCCATCTGTGTTAGATTATTATGTGATCGACAATTTAAATGATAACCCAGCACCAAGGACTGACTCGTTGCAGGCAATTTTAGATGAGTTAAAAAACGTGCCTTGGATCACTCAATGTATACAATCTCTAACCATAGTACCAGAGGAGGTCGTTGGTAATAATTTTGAGATAGTAAATATGGCATCTGGTAAAAAGATAGGCAGACTACGTGACGGATATAAAAGTTCAAATTTTATCTTAAGTAGTATAGACAATTGGTGGACTTTTTTCCCAAAGTACGACAATTCGAAATTATATACCTATCCGTATAGCTATATAGAAATGACAGCGTATAACGGCAGTCAATTTATTATAAAACCAGAAGCCATTAATGAGATAACCAAAATTGAGTTAGGATTAGTAAATTATGTGGGAGCATCACCACGACTCACATATTATCTTAAATATTACAACGATTTTGGCGACAATGGATACGAGTATGATGGGAGACCAGAATACGGAGAGTTTTTAGACGCAGGATTATCTATCGCTAATTTCCCACAACTCCCTGTAAGTGTTGACAATTATCTGTTATATATGGCTAATAATGCAAATAGTTTTGCTTTATCAAATAGTATCAACAGTTACAACAAAAAAGAAGCTGTTGCTATGGGTGCTATAGAGGGAGGTGCCGGGGCGTTAAGCTCTATATTGTCTGGTAATATTGGAGGTACAATTGGCTCAATTTACAGTGGCGCAAAAAGCGCATACACTGGGGTTAAAAATAGTGAGATTGCTATACGTCAGCAGATGGCAAAAATTCAAGATGCGGAAATTGCCCCTCCTACGCTTGCGGGACAAACGGGCGGTGATGCGTTTAATATCGCAAATGGAATAAATGGTATCACTTTAAAATGGAAAACCATACGTCCAGAATATGCGGAAAGACTCGAAGAGTATTTTACTCGTTATGGTTACGTTCAGAATAAAATCGAAACTCCATCACTTACAGGAAATAAGAATTTTAATTACGTACAGACTACTGGATGCATATTGGCTGGCAACATTCCAAAAGACGATATTGAGATACTAAAAAATATGTTTGACAACGGCACAACTATATGGCATGGCGATATAGGTAAGTATAATGATAATCCGTGGATAGGGGGCTAAAATGGCAAGAAAAAATTATAATAAAATTTATGGTTACAACAAAGCCCTAGATGGATGGAGTAGTTTGTGGCAAAATAATGTCACATATTTACATTATTACTACTTTCTAAAAGAGCTGGCCATAAATATGTACAAATGGGAGGGTTTACCAGATACAATTGACGAGCGGTTTTTAGAGTTGACGCTTTTTGACAATGGTTATGGGCTGTATTTTAGAGACGAGATTATTGGTGATTTATTTTTACAGTGTACTATTGGCGGAGAATTGGATGTATACAGGATACCAATTAATCGTATGGCGTACAGTGTAAATGGTTACCAAAATTTTAAAACTAAAGCTGACTCTGTTATTGTTTTTAACAACTTTTTGCATACCACCACTCATATTGATATAGATATGTTTGCACAAAAACTTTACAATGTGAGCAGGGCTATTGACGTTAATATTAACGCTCAAAAAACTCCGCTTATGATCGTTTGCGATGAAAAACAAAAACTAACGATGAAAAATGTGTATATGCAATATGAAGGAAACGAACCTTTTATTTTCGCAAACAAAAATTTCGAAACAAATGCAATACAGGTTCTGAAAACAGATGCGCCATTTATCGCAGATAGATTGAGCATTGAAAAGAACAAAATTTGGAATGAAGCTATGTTGTTTTTAGGTATTAACAATAATAACATGGATAAAAAAGAGAGACAGATCAGCGATGAGGTTAACAGCAATCTTGAGCAGATTTCTATGAGCCGTCAAATTGGTTTAAACGCAAGAAGACAGGGCGCAAAAGAAATAAACAGTATGTTCGGAACAGAAATTTCTGTTAATTACAATCCAGAATTAGAAGAGTTGTACAACGCAATGGTTTTCGGAACTGATAACACGGATGAAAATGTTTCACGTGAAACATCTGAAAGTGATGGTGATTTGGATGAGTAAATATACAACAGAGTTACGGTATCTTATTCAATCAGGTTTCGATTTAGGGCTAAATGATTATCCAATTTTTGAGGAAAGTTATCGTTCAAAACTAAACGAAAAAATCCTTAATCACTACTACATGCGTGAGATTGGTTTTGAGACGGCAGGATTATTTAAGAGATACTTAAATGTCAAAATGAATGAGATCATGCCATATTATAATCAGTTGTATTTATCAGCCCAGATTGAATTCGATCCCCTTGAAACATATTCCACAAACGAGCAATATGAAAGGGAAACAACAGGGGATAACACGTCTCAAGATGAGGGAGAAAACAAGTCACTACAAAATGATACTCCCATGGGTTCACTACAAGACCCATTTTCAGAAAACTACGCAACAACCTCACAAAAGACGAACGCAACTAATACAACAAAGTTGAATTCTTCTGAAAACGAAAAATATAGTCGTAAGTTGTCTGGAAAAAACGACTCAAAATCTAATAGTCAATTATTAATGGAGTATAGGCAAAGTTTTTTGAATATTGACATGCTGATAATTGAGGAGTTGGATGTACTATTTATGCAACTATGGTAAGGAGGTGACAAAAAATGATTGGTAATGTATATCCGTTTTGGCGTTGCTTTAAAGTTATGCCACTTGTATATGATGAGTCTTTGTCATATTACGAGGTGCTTTGTAAACTCACTTATAAGATCAATGAGGTTATTGAGCAATTATCGTTAGATTATTCTGAGATTTATAAATATATCGATCAACAGGATAAATTTACGTTAAATTCTGCCAATAATTACACAGATTCAAAAGTGTCAGAATTAGAACTTGTTATCAATAACCAATTTACTGTTTTAAGTGATGCTATAAAAAGTGCTGACCAAAAAACAAGATCATGGGTAACAGAGCAGATTACAGATTTAACGATTTGGTTAGAGCAACAGGGTCAATCTATTTATGTGATTAACCCGATTACAGGTTATACTGATACTATCCAAAATGTGCTTAATGATTTTTATAATTATTTTAACTATTATGCACTTACATGTATTGAGTATGATGGGCTTAATCTTACAGCAGATATGTATGACGCAAAAAATATTACGTGTTACCAGTATGATTTTTATGCTAAAAAATATCTGACAGAGGATGATAGATTTTATATGTTTAATCCAGTTACAGGACAAAGAGTTTTTTACAAAAACGTGATAGACTTTTTAGTGTCCTTGCATAGAGAGGACGCGTTAACTTGTGCTGGATATGACGATAAAAATATCACAACAGATGGTTATGATAACTATGATATTACAACTTATCAATATGACTGGGAGGGCAAGACTGTCCTTGCAGTAGCTTAAGGAGGATTAATATATGTCACATACAAACAAAACACCAAACTACGATTTACCACAATTTATCGGTACTGATAAGGCTAGCTGGTTGGGAGATTTAAACCCAGCATTTTTGGCAATTGATGTGGGGATGCAGGCTAACAAGGTTGCCGCGCAGACGGCAGAAGTTTCGGCTGGAGAAGCTAGTGCTCTGGCGCAATCTGCTAACTCTGTTGCTAACTCTGCTAACAATTCCGCTAATAAAGCAATAGATGGTATTAATGACTGGAGTAATTTTAGATTAGACAACCCAGATGAGACTAATTTTATACAATATTCTGCTGTAATTGATGTTAACCCTAGCTTAAAAATAGCGTCAATCTATAACCTTGTGGAATTTAAATCAGGATTTACCCCCGTTTTAGGGACATCTGGTACAGTATTGATGAGACTACCTCAGAGTATTTTTAATAATACCTATGAGTCAACGCTATATTTTAGCGGTAGACTTTCAATCGGGTCACCTTCTGGCACAATCACTCACGGAAATGCGCAATATATCGTAAGCGGAGGAAACATTTACTTGAAATCAATCGGGGGTTCGGTGCCAGAAGGTGGCAGAATACAGTTTTCGGTTTTGTCAAGAATGTTTTATGTGGGAAGATGGTTAAAATAAATGGCTATTTATGATCAAAATTGGAAAAGTTATGCAATGTACGTAACAAGTACAGTAGAGACTAACTGTAATTATGGTAGTGTTGAGTCGTGGGCTATGGCTGGTATTGGTATTATGCAATGGACATATGGCAGGAGTTGGGATTTATTAAATTTGCTAATAACTGATTATCCTGATACTGCTAACCAACTACCGATTTTGTTACCTCAAATCCAGGCAGGTAGAGACGCATGGGGAAACAAAATTTTTACGCAAAATGAAGCTAATGAGGTTAGTGCTGTGCTTGTTACTGATGAGGGTATTAACACACAAAATAAGTTGTGGGAGTCAGATTGTGATAATTCTTATATTCCCTTCCTGCGTGATGAGTGCGGAATAACTGATCCTAAAACCGCTATTTTTGGGTTAACTAATTATCATCAATCACCGCAGGCGTTTTATCAGATCTTTAACGGATGCGGTAATTGTAACTATGATGTGTGGTATATGACAGTACTTAATAATGGCATAGTTGGTAGTTATTATAATCGTCAAAACACAGTAAAAGCCCTGTTAGATGAGTGGGACGGGGAAAGTGGTAAGGAGGGTTTTGGTAACTATGACCCACAACATAGTATCGGAGGTAATCAAAATCAAAATAGTGGTAACCCAGATAATACCTCAAAACCTTTTGAGACATCCATAAATATTAAGTCATTACAAAAGTTTGGTAAAACATTCTTTTTATACTTGGATAACCAGGGTGTTAATAAAAAGATTGAGTTTTATCAAGCTAGCGATAAATTATGGTTACCAATTTATCGCAACGAAAAAATCCAGGGAGAAACTACTACTACCCCTCAGCCGTCTTATCCATATACAGGTACAGGCACACCAGACCAGCGTCAACAATTAGTTGACAAAATTTTAAGTTATGAGGGTAAACTCGGCTACTCTCAATCTGGTGATCTGCGTATGTGGCCCGACAATGGTTATGCTGATTGCTCTGGGTTAGTATGGCATTGTTACAACAGTGTTGTGGGTGTGGAGATAGGCACGTGGACGGGGACACAAGTAGAAAACGGCACACTAATCAAAGAGGGTAGTGGGACATTAGACACAAGTGATATGCTAAATGGAGATTTAGTGTTTTTTAACTGGTGGTATCACAATCCGTATTTTGATCACGTGGAAATGTATATAGGTAACAATCAATTATGTGGGCATGGGGGTGACCCATATTACGGCCCAACAGTCAAGCCGGATGCAGGAGCATACTCAAGGGATGCTTTTGATTGGCAAGTAAGGAGGTATATATGATTATTGATGTGTCAAAATGGCAAGGAGATATTAATTGGGATGCAGTAAACGGCGCTATTGATGGTGCTATTATTCAGTGCGGTTTTGGTGACGATATTACTAGTCAGGACGATCCATATTTTTTACGTAACATACAGGAGTGTGATAGACTGGGTATACCGTATGGTATATACCTGTATAGTTATGCCAACACCAAGGCACACGCAGAGTCAGAGACAAAACACATTTTAAGATTGGCTAAAAAATGCAAGTTGTCGTTGCCAATTTATATTGACATTGAGGATGTGAGCATACTGAGTAATTACAACGCTCAATATTTTATTGATATGGGGCAGGCTATTGAGGATGCTGGTTATTGGTTCGGTTATTATTGCAATGAGAACTGGGCTAAAAATGTGATTAAAAATAGTCTTGACAGATTCACAAGTTGGATCGCAAACTATAGTCGTAAGCCCAGCGTGCCTTTTGACATATGGCAGTATTGCAGTGACGGGAGTGTGCCCGGTATTAATGGAGGAGTTGATTGTAATGAGATGGTAAGAGATTTGTTAAAAGAGATCAAAGGTAATTCCGGTACAAACAAGCCGTCAGAAAAACCAAAGCCGAGTGGGGTTGATTATGTTGTAAAAAGTGGAGATACATTATCAGGTATTGCTAGCTTATATGGCACAACTTACCAAAAGATTGCTAGTGATAATGGTATAAGTAATCCTAATCTTATTTACCCAGGGCAGGTTTTAAAAATTAATGGTGGGAGTGCACCAGCACACAAAACTTATGTTGTAAAACAGGGTGACACTTTGTCTGGGATTGCTAGTCAGTTTAACACGTCTTACCAAAAGATTGCAAACGACAATGGGATCAGCAATCCTAACTTAATTTATCCGGGACAGCAGTTAATTATCAAATAACAAAAGCGGGGCGTTTGCCCCGCAATTAAAAGTTATCTGTTTGTTTCTCCTGCGTTAGAGTTTATAAGTTCGTTTTCTTCTAACGTTGCCCAGATCGCTTTTATCTGACTTTGATTTCCTTCTATTGCTTGATTCATAGATTCAACGCCTGATGTGATTGTTTGCTGTGCTTGCTCTAAGGCGCTTATTCTGTTCTCCAATGTTGATGTGTCAAGCACTGGGATTTCTGGTGTCTCTTTATTTTCTAGTTCTGTTATTTTGTCAGACAAAAGTGATATCTGTTTTTGTTGCTCTTCTATTACTTTCTGGTTATCGTTTGATAGTACTAAGTATGACGTGTAAGCTGTGTAACCAGATAGTAATATGATGAGCAAGAGCAAAAACCAGTTTCTTTTGATGTAGTTCATTATTTTCACCTCCTTTCTTTTTTGTATTTTGTTGCTTTGCATCACCTCCCTTCATAGATTTGTTTTAAAATTGTTTGTAAAAATCTCTTAGAGTCATGTATTCTGGTAAAGCTACAAACACTGTGTCTGATGTAAAGTATATTACTTGACTTTCTAGTAAGTCCCAGTCAGCATATATTAATCTCATAACTTTTGCTTGTTTTAATGTTATAGTTTCATTATCATGTTTGGTCTTTATTGTTAATGTCTTTCCCATTGTGTATTCGCTGTTTCTTACCAGTAAGCACCTTAGTGTTAATCTGTATAAATTTCCGTTTGATTTTAATATAGCTCTGTAATAATTTACCTCTTCTTCTAATTCGTCTAAATCCATAAATATAGCTGACCTGTAACTTTCTCCTTTTGGTATTCCGTACGCTAAGTATTTAAATGACATGTACTTTTCTATCAATGTTTCTGCGTATCCTAATTTGTAGTCTTCTGAGTAAAATGATTTACATATCTCCCTTTTTTGTTCTTTGTCTGTGTCAAAGTTTATTGTGACGTATCTATTCTCCCATTCTATTTCAAGGTCTTTTAAATAAAATTTTAGTTCTAAACTTGTTTCAAAGTATGTTGCATTAAAATATCTTTTGTAGTAATATCCCCAATATTCAACGTTGTTTTCTGTGTATTTTACAATAAGCGCTTTTTTCATCTTTATACCTCCTCATTTAAATATACTTCGTTGTGATTAAAAGCAAATACATGCAAATGTCCATATTTTACAGCCGCTTTATTAGCTTCTTCAAATATTGATACCCCATCCATGTTAATCATTATTCTAAGTATTGTATCTGGTTGCCATACTACATTGTTAAGATATACTTCTTTAAATGTCATACTTAAACCCTCCTTTAATTTTAAAGGAGGAGAAACTCCTCCTTATTTGTAATAAAATTAATAAAAACTTTCAAGATAATCGATGTTCCTATTTTTACAATATTCACAGCACTTTTCATAACTACCTGTAAATACCTCGTTGTAATCCTCATCTTTCTCTATAACATGATGAGTTCCATTTCTGTAAATAACAACTAGCTCATTGCTTCCCATAAATAAATTATACATATTTTTTCCTCCTTATTGATT